AACTGCTAAAACAAACCAAGCATTAAAAAAATCTGCACAATTAGCAGCAGCAGAATCTAGAATACTATTAGAACAATATGACAGACAAGCAGAACTACAAAGGCAAATTAGAGATGATGAAACTGCAAGTATTGAAGATAGAATAGAAGCTAATAATAAATTATCTGAAATTCTAGACAAGCAAGAAGTAGAAATGACTAAAAATGCAGAGTTGGTTAAAGCATCAGCAGAAGCACAATTTAATTTAACAGGAAAGACAGAAGATTACGTTGCAGTATTAGAAGCAGAAGCAGAAGTACAAGGGGTGCTTGCAACAGTTACAGGATTTAGGTCAGAACAACAGGTAAATAAAAATGCACTAGATAAAGAAGGAATAGAATTAACAAATGCAAAACTAGAAAGTGAATCATTACTATCAATAGAGCAAAAAAGATTTAATGCTGAACAGATAGAAGATGAATATGCTAGATTATTAGCATTACAAGAAGTTGATGTACTAGAAGCAGAACAGGAATCTGTAAGGTTACAAGCCATTGTAGATAATGCAAATGCAGGTACACAAGCAAAAATAGATGCACAAATAGCTTTAGACCAATTTACAGAACAATCAGAGCAAACAAGTGTTACAAGGGCAAAAGAAATAGCTGATGCAAAAATAAAAATTGCAGAAACAGAAGCACAAGCTAAAAAAGACAACCTAGATAAAACTGCTGCAGTATTAGAAAACTTTAGCAATATTGCAGGAAAAGAAACTGTTGCAGGAAAAGCATTCGCAGTAGCTGCTGCAACTATTAATACCTATAGAGGTGTTTCAGATGCACTAGCTGCTACAACAGTAACTCCTTTTGAAACTGCTTTAAAATTTGCAAATGCTGCTGCTATTGGTATTTCAGGAATAGCAAACGTTAAAAAGATATTAAGTGTTCAATTGCCACCTGTTACAGGGGGGGGGTCTACACCAAAAGGTAGTCCAACACCTGCACCATTATCAATGCCACCGGCATTTAATACAGTAGGGGCAAGTGGAACAAATCAATTAGCAGATGCAATAGGTGGTCAATCACAACAACCTGTTCAAGCATTCGTTGTTTCTAGTTCAGTTACAACAGCACAAGAACTAGATAGAAATATTATTGATGATGCTACAATAGGTTAAAAAAACAAAATTTAAAATTAAATACGTTATATTATTATGAGAATAGTTGAACTAATATTAGACGAAGAACAAGAAGAAAGTGGAATTGAAGCGATTTCAATCGTAGAATCACCTGCCATAGAATCTGACTTTGTTGCTTTAAAAACTGAAGAAATAAAGTTAGCTGAAATAGATAAAGAAAAAAGAATCTTACTAGGTGCTTTATTAATTCCTAACAAACCTATTTATAGAAAAGGTAGTGAAGGGGATTATTATATTTTCTTTTCAAAAGACACTATTTCAAAAGCATCACAAATGTATTTAAGAAATGGCTATCAGAATAATTCAACTTTAGAACACGAAAAAGATTTAAAAGGTTTAACATTAGTTGAATCTTGGATAGTTGTAGATGAGGTACAAGACAAATCTAGAAAGTACGGATTGAATGTACCTTTAGGAACTTGGATGGGTGCAGTTAAAGTTAACAATGATGAAATATGGAATGAATATGTTAAAACAAATAAAGTTAAGGGTTTTTCTATTGAGGGTTACTTTGCAGACAAAATGGAATCACCTAAAGAAAAGGTTAAAGAAGATATGTCAAGTGAAATTGATAAAAATACGTTACTAAAAATAAAAGAAATTTTAACTTCTAAATAATGGGCAGAAATACAAGTAATAAAAAAACTTTTATACCATCTAGAACAAGTCCTACAGGGGGTTCTAGGGCTTGTTTATGTTGGGACACTAATAAGTATTCTATTGAATGCTGTGATGGTTCTATGCAGGCTCAAGGCATAGGTGTGATAACAAGAACAGATTGAAAATGCAAAAAGTAAATTAATAATCGTTATATAAATAATATGAAATCAACCGAAATGTTAAATCAAATTAAAACACTTCTTAATATCGAGGTAAAACTTGAAGAAATGAAGTTAGAAAATGGAACTGTAGTAAGTGCAGACTCATTTGAAAAAGGAAAAGAAATTTTCATAGTAACTGATGATGAAAAGGTAGCAATGCCTGTCGGAGAATATTTACTAGAAGATGGTAGGTTAGTAGTTGTTGAAGAAGAAGGTTCAATAGCAGATGTTAGAGAAGTATCTGATGAAGTACCTGCAAAGGAAACTGAAGAAGATGAAGAAATTACTTCTGATTTAGAAGAAGAAAAAAAAGAAGGTTACGCTGAAGAAGATGATATGATGCGTGATATGATGGGAAGAATCCAAAACCTTGAAGATGCTATTGCTGATTTAAAAGGTGATAAGGAAAGTAAAATGGAAGAAGATGAAGAAGTTGAAATGGAACAAGAAGTTTCAAGACAACCAAAATCTAGAACCATTAAAGAAGAATTTTCTGAAGAACTTTCTGAAGAACTAAAAACAGAATTATCAGAACCTGCTTCTAAGCCAATTAAACACAATCCTGAAGGAGAAACACCTCAAAAAACAAAATTTGAATTTGCAAAAGGAAGATTCAATACAACTTTAGACAGAGTATTAAATAAATTAAATAAATAAAAAAATGAGTAATCTAAAAAATGTACAATTAGCTACTGCTGTAAACATAACGACTACCTATGCAGGTGAGTTCGCAGGTGAGTATATCGCAGCTGCTTTGCTTTCAGCATCTACTATTGATGATGGAGGATTAACAGTAAAGGCAAACATTGCTTTTAAAGAAGTGATTAAGAAACTAGCTACAGGTGCTTTAGTAAGCCCTGCATCTTGTGACTTTACACCAAACAGTTCAGTAACATTAACTGAAAGAATTATCCAACCTGTTGAATTACAAGTAAACCTACAATTATGTAAGTATGACTTCGTAAACGATTGGGAATCTCAATCTATGGGATATGGTTTAGGTCAAACTTTACCTCCAAAATTCTCTGACTTCTTAATTGCACACGTTGCATCAGAAGTAGCACAAAACACAGAATTCTGTATTTGGCAAGGAGATACTGCAGCAGCAACAAATAATTCATTTGATGGATTTGAAAAACTAATTGCAGCTTCAGCAGCAGCAGGGGATATTCCTGCAGATCAGCAAGTAGCAGCAATAGCAGGTGGATTAAATGCAGCAAATATTATTCAAGAATTATCTAAAGTAGTTGATGCAATTCCTGCTCAATTATATGGTAAGGAAGATTTATTTGTTTATGTAGGTTCTGCAGCAGCTAAATTCTATGTTCAGGCATTAGGAGGATTTGCAGCTAACGGATTAGGGGCAAATGGTGTTTCTAATATGGGAACTCAATGGTGGAACAATGGTTCTTTAACTGTGAATGGTGTTAAAATATTTGTATCTCCGGGACTTTCAGCTAACAAAATGTATGTTGCACAACGTTCAAACTTATACTTTGGAACAGGATTGTTAAATTCTACACAAGAAGTTAAGGTTTTAGATATGAGCGATTTAGATGCTTCAAACAATGTAAGAATGGTAATGAGATTTACTTCTGCAGTTCAATTTGGAATTGCTTCTGACATCGTTGAATACGCTTAGAATTAATTAATAATCATAAATTAGGGTAGGTAGAATTCTACTTACCCTTTTTTTTTAAAATCATAAAAAACGATGGCTTGTATATTAACGACAGGGAGAAAATTACCTTGTAAAAGTGCCTTTGGAGGCATCAAGAAAGTATTATTTGCAGACTATGGAACGATTGCTTCTATAGCAGTAGATAGTACAACTAAGGAAGCGACTATTACAAATGGTTCTCCTGCACCAAGTTGGTTTGAATATGATGTAAAAGGTAATTCTAGTCTAGAAACGAGTGTGACCTCGTCTAGAGAAAATGGAACTACATTTTATACTCAAACTTTAAACTTAACTTTGACTTATTTAGATGCTAAAACGCAATCTGAATTACAAACTTTAGCAGTAGCTCGTCCATACATTGTCGTAGAAGACTACTATGGGAATAACTTCCTTTGTGGATTTGAAAACGGAATGGAATGTACAGGTGGAACTGTAGTGACAGGAGCAGCAGCAGGTGACCTTTCGGGATTCACTTTAACATTTGAAGGAATGGAAGAAACTGCACCTTATTTCTTAGATGCAGCAGTTACAGCAGATGTAACACAGATTGACCCAACTGCATAATATTATTTAGTTAGAAAATGAAGCATCCTTAACAGGGTGCTTTTTTTTTGTCTTATTCATTTTACAAATTACTTATTTTTTTTCGTTATATATGTAATGATTATACTAACAACATCTGCATCTGCACAAACACTATCAGTAATTCCAAGGCAATACAATGATAGTCAGTTTACTATGTCTATTAAAGATGATAGCACAAACGTAACTGTTTTTTATGATATAACAACAGGAACAACTTTAGGGAATTATCTGAATTTTGATAATGTTTTTAATCCTTTGTTAGTTGAAAATCATTTTTTTGATTTACATTTATATATAGATTATAACTATTGGAACACAAATAACAGTTTTTGGAATTTATATGATATATTATGGCAAGTAGATTCTGATTATAAAGAAGACATATTTAGAGATAAAATATTTTGTACAGACCAAGATATCGACCAATTAAATGATAATGACCATTACGAGTTAAATAAAGGACAATATAAGTCCTACGATGGCTTTGATAATACTTATATAGTAAGATGAAAACAAGACTAAGAAATAATAAAGGGCAATTCAAAAAGGAATCTAAGGTTTCTGAATTTGGATTTGTAAATTTAAGTACATATACAAGTCCTGAAGTTAAGGAAGTGAATGGTGCTGATTGGATTGAATATGGTGCTGACAATAACTACTTTCAATATCTAATTGACAGGTACAACGGAAGCCCCACAAATAATGCTGCTATCAATGGTATTAGCCAAGCTATTTACGGAAAAGGTTTAAATGCTACCAATTCAAGTGCTAAGCCAAATGAATATGCTCAAATGGTTTCTTTGTTTAAAAAAGATGTAGTTAGAAAATTATGCTATGATTTAAAATTAATGGGGCAATGTGCTGTTCAGGTTATTTATTCTAAGGATAGAAAAACAATTGCACAGTTAGAGCATATGCCTGTTGAAACTTTACGAGCAGAAAAATGTGATGACAAGGGTGATATACCTGCTTATTATTATTATAAAGATTGGGCAAATATAAAAAGAACTGATAACCCTTTAAGAATTCCTGCTTATGGAATGTCTAAAGAAAATATTGAGATATTTTATATAAAGCCTTATAAATCAGGATTTTACTACTATTCTCCTGTGGATTACCAAGGTGGTTTACAATATGCTGAACTTGAAGAAGAAGTTTCTAACTATCACTTGAATAACATACTTAATGGTCTCGCACCTAGTATGTTAATCAACTTTAACAATGGAACTCCTAACCAACAGGAAAGACAATTAATAGAACAAAAAATAGCACAGAAGTTTTCAGGTACTTCTAATGCAGGTAAATTCATTTTAGCTTTTAACGACAATAAAGAAAGCCAAGCAGAAATAACTCCTGTACAATTAAGTGATGCACATAATCAATATCAATTTTTATCAGAGGAATCACAGTCTAAAATACAGGTAGCACATAGAGTTGTATCACCTTTTTTATTAGGTATTAGAACCAGTTCAGGTTTCTCAAGTAATGCAGATGAAATTAAGACGGCATCTTTATTAATGGATAACACAGTTATAAGACCATTTCAAGAACTTTTAATAGATTCCTTTGATATATTACTAGCATACAATGAAATTAGCTTAAACCTATACTTTACGACCTTACAACCTTTAGAATTTACTGAAGTAGATAGTTCAATACAAGATAAAGAAACTATTGAAGAAGAAACAGGGGTAGAAATGGACAAAACAAGTTTATCTGAAATATCTTTAGAATCATTTGGTGAAGATGAAGATTTATCTGAATGGGAATTAATAGATGAAAGGAAAGTTGATTATGAAGATGAAGATGCTTTAGATTATCAAATAGACCAATTAAATAAAAAAGATAAAAGTTTACTTTCTAAGATATGGAATTTTGTATCTACAGGAACAGCTAGACCAAATGCAAAAAGTAGTCAAGATGAAAATGTTGATGGAACACAGTTTAAAGTTCGTTATCAATATGCACCTTTAAAAGATACTTTTACAGATGGTAAAAATGTAACTAGAGATTTTTGTCAGAAAATGGTAACAGCTAAAAAGATATACAGAAAAGAAGATATTGAAATGATGAGTAAGCAAGCTGTAAATGCAGGATGGGGACCACGAGGTGCAGATACCTATTCCATTTGGTTTTACAAAGGAGGTGGTGCTTGTCACCATTTTTGGATGAGAAAGACTTATATGAAGAAAGGAAAAGGAAGTATTGATATAAATAGTCCACTAGCACCAACTGTTAGTGTAAACCAAGCTAGAAAGGCAGGTTTTAAGCCTGAAAAAAATAGTGCATTGGTAGCAAAAAGACCTATTGATATGCCAAACGAAGGATTTTTACCAACTAATAAAAGAAGATAAATGGCAACACAATTATTCATAAACAGAACAGATTTAGTTCGTAATTCTATCATCGATGGAAACGTTGACACAGATAAGTTTATACAATTTATCAAGATAGCACAAGAAATTGACGTCCAACAGATTATAGGAACAGATATGTATAATGCTTTAAGTGCTGCAATACCTGATATTGACTTACCTGTGAATGCAAGATGGAAAACAATTTTAGATGAATATATTGTACCTATGTTAATTTGGTATGCACAATCTAACTATTTTCCTTTTGCTGCTTATCAGGTAAAAAATGGTGGTGTCTTTAAACATACTTCAGAAAATTCAATTAGTGCAGATAAAAACGAAATAGATTTCTTAGTTGAAAAGGCTAGAACAAATGCAGAATGGTATTCAAGAAGGTTTATTGATTTTATGAGTTTTAACCAAACTACATATCCTGAATATACTAGCAATACGAATGATGATATTTATCCAAGCTATGAAGCTACTTTTAATGGGTGGGTACTATAACGTAAAGCAATGGTTTATAAACCAAAAGAAAAAAATATAAAAAAGTTAAAGGTCTTTTTAAAGAAATCTAAAAATAATAAAATAAAAAAATCAACAAATGGCAACATTATTTAACACAAAAATATCGAAGACTTATGAAGGTCTTTTAAAGACTATTGATAATGCTGCAATATCTGCAACGTTAAAAGAATTAACTGATGGTTCAGGAAATCAATCAGGTCTTTATTTAAACACAGCAGGGGATTTTAAGGTTTCTAATATTTTAGAATGGGGTTCATTAAAAGATACAGGCACAGGTGTTACTATAACTCGTTATGTAACTTCTACTGATGGTTTAGAAAACTTTGATAATAATACATCACTACCAACAAGTGCAGCAGTTAAACTGTATGTAGACACTAAATTTTCACAAACAGATACATTAACAGAAGTATTAGGATTTGGAAATACAACAAGTGGAAAAGACATAGCTGTAAGTGCAGGGGATGACATTACGTTTACTGATACTTCTAAAATCTTAATGGGTAATTCAGCAGATTTATCTATTTATTTTGATGGTTCAAATAATTATATACAATCAACTGGTGGAACAGTCAATCACACATATACAAATCAATGGAGATTAATTAAAAATGGAACAAGTGAGTTTTCTATTCAAGCAATAGTAGATGCACAAGTTGATTTATATTATAATGGAACTAAAAGATTTGAAACCACAAATACAGGAGCAGAAGTAACAGGAGACTTAGTAGTTACAGGAACTATCACAGGTTCAGGTGGCTCATTCTTACCACTTGCAGGGGGTACTATGACAGGCGATACTTTACACGCTGATAGTGTAAAGTCTATTTATGGAACAGGCTCTGATTTACAAATCTATCACGATGGTAATAATAGCTATATACAAGATATAGGAATAGGAAGTTTAATAATTGATACAAGTGCTTTTAAATTAAGGTCTGCAAACGGTGGCGAAACAATGATTCGTGCTTTTGAAGATGGGGCAGTAATTTTATCTCATAACAATTATGATAAACTAGGAACTACAAGCACAGGTGTATCAATTACAGGTGCTTTATCTACTACAACAAATGTAACAGTAGGAGCAAATGCAACTTTTGTAGATAATGGAAAAGCCTTATTCGGTGCAGGGTCTGACTTACAGATATATCACGATGGAAGTAATTCTTTTATTGTAGATAATGGAACAGGAGATTTAAACATTACAAGTAATGGTACAGGTGTTAATTTACAAAAAGAAAATTCTGAATATTTAGCAAGATTTTTGACAGATGGAGCAAACGAGTTTTATTATGATGGAACAAAAAGATTAGAAACAGTTTCAGCAGGAGCAAAAGTTACAGGTAATTTAGAAGTAACAGGCACGATTACTGGAGCAGGTGGTTCTTTTCTACCTTTGATTGGTGGAACAATGACAGGCGATACTATCCACAATGATAATGTAAAGTCTATTTATGGAACAGCTAGTGATGGATTAGAGGTTTATCACGATGGTTCGCATTCATACCTTAAAGATTCAGGGACAGGAGATTTAAAAATTTCATCTAATACTGTAAGAATAGAATCTGATGGTGCTGAAAATATGATTATTGCTAGTGCTAATGGAGCAGTAAATCTTTATTATAATAACAATCAAAAACTAGCAACTACAAACGCAGGAATATCAGTTACAGGAAATGTAGATGCAACAGGAAATGTTTCTGTATTATCAGGTCAAAAAGTTAATTTAGGTAATAGTGAAGAATTATTTTTAACTCACGACAGTTATAGTATATTAAGAAGTTCAGCAGGTAGTTTATACATAGACCAAGCAGCAGTAACTGAATCAATAGTATTTAGAACATCAGATGCAAATGCTTTAGATACAACTGCCTTAATTATTTCAAGAAATGGAGATTTAACTACAGGGCGTGATGT